GGCCCCCGCCGTAGAGCGGTTCTGGGGCGTTCTCGATGCCGCAGATCTCGCTCGCGAACCATTCCGGATGCATCCGGGCGAGGGAGTCTACCAGGACGAGCGGCATGTCGCCCCAGGGCACCGGGTCATCCCCTCGCTCGACGAGGATCCGGTTTGGGGTGCTGAGCCCGAGCCGGAGATCGCTCTCCTGCTCCGCCCGGCGCTGCCGTTTCAGGATCGGGTTATTGGGGTCCCAGAGAAACCTCAGTTCGCCGCCAACGTCCCAATACGCCTCCGTGAAGGGGAGGATGTGGTGGTTGATGGCGTTTGCTAGCAGTTCGAGGAGTGGGACCGTGGTCCGGCGCCAGACCGTCTCTGCCTGTTCCTGTGCGGTCGAACGGTTCACGTCCGCCAGGTCGCCGACCTCGTTCGGGTTCAGGCCGAACGTCATCCAGACGAGATGGTGATACCAGCGCTGCGATTCGAGAAACTGCAGGTCCTGCAGAGTTGCCCGGAACGGGATCCACTGAGCGTTCTTGACGCCGACGATCGGCAACTTGTATGGTTTGCCCTCGACCTCCTCGCGCCAGTACTCGCGGAACCGGCTGATCTCGTTCGCGTTCAGATCGACCAGGTTCAGGACCCCCTCCGGGATCTCGTTGGCCGGGAAGTAACGGAGGTTCGAGGCGTCCTGGTTCAGGATGATCTCAACGAGTTGTGAGACCCGCTGCACCCGACCCTGGGCGTAGAGGCGCCAGGATTTCGGGTTTTCCTCTAGCCAGACCAGCTGGTCCCGCGAGAATGGGACCGGCGCGATCCCTCGATACGCCAGCGCTCCGGAGGCGAGCGCCTGCATCTGCTCGAGCCGCAGGAGGCCGCTTGCAGACCACGGGACCGCGCCACCGTATCCCGCCACCGCCATTTGTGCGCCAACCTGGTAATAGGCGGGCTCGTCCGATCCCTGCGGCGGGAGGCGGCCGTATTCATCGGGATTTTTCGTGAACGTCGCCCCGTCGCGGGCATAGATCTCCAGGAGCATCCCCTCGTCGTCGGGGACCAGCTCGAGGACCCCAGTACCGATCGACAGGCAATCGGTCAGCCACATTTTACAGAGGTCGTCGAACGTCGTCGAGTTCTGCGACAGGTTCCCGTCCAGGAGGTCTACAGCTGCGTCTGCCGCGGATTCGTGGCGAGAGGTCGGGGTGTCGACTGTCGCGGCGATCGTCCACGGGGTGGTGACAATCTGTTGAAGCACTGTGTCAAGCGGGATAGAGATCGTGTGGGTCATCTCCATCAGGCGCGGGGTGAGCAGATCCTCGTATCGCGGGACACCCGAGGCGCGGGTGTACCAGAGTGACCGCAGGTCCTGCCCCGTCGGGCGACCGCGCGGTGCACCGTTGAATCCGACAATCCCGGGCCGCTTCGGCATCAAGACCGGCACACGTCCTCCTGCTCGAGGATCGGGAGAACGATACGCCGGAGTTCACCGACCGGGATCTCCCTGATCTCACGGATGTCCCGGACGAACAGGTGCACCGCCCGCAACCCCCTTTTCATCCCGACATGGGAGAACGCCTCCGCAAGGTCGCGCATATCAGCATCGGTCGCATACTCCTTGAATACCCAGGCGTAAACCGTGTTCTGGTCGTCTGGAAGGGTGACCAGGTGATCGATCGGGTCTGTTGGGACCGGTATATGGCAGTCGACCCCGAGTAGGTCTGCAAGACCCCATATGAATCGTTGTTTCAAACTTGCTGTCATTATCGCCTCGATACTGTGAAGAACGCCGGCCGCGGCTCGTCAGGGACCGCTGCGAATGCGAGCATGAGCGCATCGCCTCGATCCGGGCTTTGATAAACCACGTCTCTTCATGTCCTCTTTCGATTCAATGAGAATCTGACCCCGGCTGGTCATCTTATACTTGATGCCCGCGAGCTGGGCGACCAGGTCCTCGTCGTCCTCGATATCAACTATCCCCGGCTCTCGAACCGTTCCCGGAGGCCCCACCACCACTCCGCCCGGGGCGTTCGCGAACCGTTCCGAATCCTGGGCTGCGGCACCACTCTGCATCTCCTGCACAGGTTCGCCCAACTCGTTGAGTCGGTCGTAGACGCCGGCGCCAATACCGACCGCGTCGATCTTGGCAGAGGTTGCCCGTGTCGCCCTGAGCGCTGCCCGGACCGCCCCGGCAGTTGCCATCGTGTCCTTCTGGGAGAACGCCGCGTGGACCCGGGCGACAGGGCCGCAGCGGTGCACAAGGACGGTCTCGTCGGTGCCGAACCGGGCCACGTCGACCCCGAGTTCGTCCGGACCGACGGGCTCCAGGGTTCGCTCGACAGCCGCGTCAATCCAGTGTAGTGGGATCAGGGCATCGGTGCCGGCTGCCGGGAACTCCCCCCACACGCGAGCCTGGACAAACTGTGAATCCGCACCCCACCGCCGGATCATCTTCGCTGCCCAATACGGTGTGATGAGATATGGGGCAGGAAGCGGGCCGGTGATTTTTGTCTCCCAGGTGTCGTTGATCAGGTCATCTCGGGTAATGCCGAACGCGGTGAAGTTCGGCGTGGATGTACAGGAGATCGCATGTTTCGCGACGCCAGCGGTCTTGAAGTCGTCCGCGAACCGGCCGATGGGGTTCGTCGGGTTCCCGATCAGGAGCAGGCGAGCGTGCTCGCTCGTGAGGATGGAGTCGATCGCCTCGTAGATCTCCTGCGAGACACCGGCAGCCTCGTCGACGATCACCAGGACGTAGACCTCGTGAAACCCCTGGAACCGGTCGGGGTCGTACTCAGGGGCCGTGAACCCCCAGGCGAACCAATTTTCTGCTAACTTCGAGTTCCTGTGTCAGAACCTCACCGCCGAGGGGGTATCGGGCACGCCGGTGGCCAGACCGGATCTACCTTCCAGAGGATGCCGCGTACCTGTCGGTCTGTTGGGGCAGTTGTGATAACGATTGAGGGGGCATGGGTGTACAGGAACCAGAGCGCCGTCCTGGCAGCAATAAACGATTTCCCAATGCCGTGGCAGGAGCGTACAGCGGTCTCCGGAGTGTCACGGACAGACTCGACGATCTGGGCTTGTTCTCCCCAGAGGTCGTCGCCGAGGACCTCCCGGATCCACCAGACGGGATCGGCTCGCCCACGGGCGAGGAGCGTCTGGGCCGTCTCAAGCGGAGGGAGTTTGGTCATTGTCGATATCGTTTGTTGCTACTCGTACCAGGTCCACCCACGTGACCTGGCCGCTATGTTCAACCCTCTGCGCCTGATCTAACCCCAGCAACTTCGCCCGCCGCTCCGCGATCTTGATGCAACGGTCTACCCCGGCGAGATCACCGTCTAAGGCAGCCCCGACAGCAACCACATATAGGGTGTCCAAACGCTGCAGTTCCAGGGTCCGGATCTGCTCGGCGTCCTCGCGGCACTCCTGTGCGAGATATGCGAGCTCCTGCGTCACATACCGATGCGCCGTTGAACGCCCGATCCCGAGCCGATCCGCGATATCGCTGTAGGAGAACCCCTGCGCTCGCAGATCGAGCGCTGCACGAGACCGAACGGTTGAACGCACTTTTTGGGGCGAGGTTCTCGGCGCTTTCGGCATTGTTATCTACGATGCAAGTCTTCGGATCGCGGTCAGGAGTTCGCCGGCCTCCTCGACTGTCCGCTGGACCTCCTCGGCGGTTGCGCCGTCCCGGAGCATGTCACGGATCGCGGTCAGGAGTTCGCCGGCCTCAACGACCATGTCAACGGCATCCGACGCGGCGGGGGCGGCTCGCCGATACCACGCCCGGGCACCGAGCCATGCTGCAGCCGCGGATACCGCGACGGCGGCGGACTCGTAGACCGGGAGCGACTCGATCATGTATATCGCCCAGATTCGACGATCTGCCCGTCAACGATCCGGTAGTATCCCCCTGGATAGTTGAGCGTGAACGATCGGAGGCCCGCGGCCTCGGCCTCAGCGATCTGCCGTTTGAGGTTCTCCTGCTCGGTCAGCGTATGTCCTACGAGAACGAACTGCCGAACTGCCGGAGAGATCGTGGGCGGGGTGGTGGGTGTCGATGCGGGGGGAGTGGGGGTCTGCTGGGGAGGGGCGGAACAAGCCCCGGACCCATTCCCAGAGTTCAAGTAAAAGAGTAGTGAGTTGTGGCATTCCTATCAAAGTAATGTCGTTCTCTGAGTAGAAATACCCCCTCTGGGAGTGGAACGCGTGGACGTTAGGGATAGCAGGGATTCGGGTTCGTCGATAAGTTTTCGGATAACGTCGTCGTGCGATATAGATCCTATCGGTTTCCCAGGGAATAACACGGCTTTGAGCCGCCACAGGTCCGCCAAGGTGTCTGCTGATACTGTGATCTGGTGTTTGGCCGTCCCCTCCTCATAGCGTTCCATTACACACTCACCACCATACAGATATCAAGCCGACCTTCCAGGACTGCTACGGCCTCGGCCTTCTGTGCCAGGTAGAGCCGGCCAGGCTGGCCGTCACGGTCGCCAGAGCGGATGGAGATTATCAGGTGTGGTGTCACGTCGCCGTCATCGCGAGACGGGACGATGTGGCCGGTCTTGCGGCGCCGCTCACCCCGGAGGAGCGGGGTCGGATCAGGATCTCGAAGCAGAGCGATATCCCCTGCGTAGAGGAGGCGGGCGGCATCGTTTGCGGTGACCAGGTGCTCGATCCCCCCAATAACGACCCGGAGGCCCCCATGGTCACCGGGGCAGATGTGGCCGGGCAGCTGAGTCAACAGAGTCATGGCCGCTCATCCCCAGGGCCTTCCGGCATATTTGCCTGGGTGTCTAACGTGCCGGGCAAGTCTCCAGCGAGGATATATCCACAGAATCTCCCTAATGCAATGACCGCGAGAAGGTCGCTCCACCGGAGCACTGCTAGCGGCTCCTCACGGCTCCGCCGGAACACAAGTAGGGGGGCGAGCCCCTCGGCCTCCGCGTTCGACCTACACTGTCGCCACCACACAGGGATAGAGAGGGTCTCCTGGTGCTTGCACTCGACCCCGAACGGAAACCGCTCGCGGGCCTTCGGCGACAGATAGATATCGCAGCCGGCCTGTCCCATAGGTGTGGACAGGACGTCGCCGGGGGCAATGCCGAGCCGGTCGACCAGGTCGTCGCGGATCGCCTGCTGGAACTTTCGGCCTTTCGCTTTACGGGAGGCCGGGGTGGTGGCGGTCATGGGGTCTCCTCCTCCCGAAACGTGCCGAACCGCTCCAGGGCGGTCCGGGCTCGGTCGACGTCGACCTCGTCGATGAGGACCACCGTCGAGCTGCCCCTGCTGCGGTCGAGGGTGAATGGGACCTGCGCTTGCTCCAGCGGGACCCCGACCAGGTGGTCCTGGTCGGCGGCGACGGTGCAGAGTCTAACAACCATTAGACCACCCCCATGAGGTGACACGCGTGACACGCCAACCCCGGTCGTCGTGGAGTGATCTGGGGGATCTGGGGTACCAGGTGGGAGGCGGGGTGAGAGAGGGTGGGGACCGTCCCGGGTGACACGTTAAGGGGTGTCCCAACTGGTCCGCCCTCCGGCAACAAACTCCTTAATATTATGTACTTCTCTCTGTACGATCTCTCTTTTTTTGACACACCAAGAAGTAGAGATAATGTTGGACCAGTTGGGACAGTCCGGGTAAGTGTCCCAACTGGTCCGCCCTCCGGTGAACTCGGCGCGTGATTGTATATCATACTACTCCTCCCGAAAGTGTTGAATCAACGGTGCCTCGTGGCCTGTACTGGCTGCTCGATTTCCAGGTGTATCCCTGGAACACATGCGTTCGTTTCCCATCTATCCGCACCCGCGCTGGTGTGAATCCATATTTAAATACGGCCTGGGCGAACATATCCAGCGTAAGCGGGATCTTCGAATCGGCCACCCCCTCGGTGTGGGCGAACGCGAGGAACGCATCATACATCTCCTGCTTGTGGATATATCCGGTCTCGCTTCTGTCCATATTCTCCTGGACGAACTTGTAGATCGGGTCGCTGTTCGTCTTCCAGCGGTCGCGGACGTCGTAGGCGTTGCTCTTGATGACTAGGCTGCCGCGTTGCATGATCTCGACGGCATGGTCGATTACCCGGTTGAAGAATGCGGAGCAGTTCCGGGGCGTCAGCACCCGGTCATACCAACCGGGGTCGACGGCGAAGTAGTTCGGGAACGTGATGTATTCCCATCGTTCCCAGAAGGCAGCGTCGTTCAACACCCTCTCCGGAGTCTCTGGGGGCTGATTACACGTATAGACATGCACGGCGAAGATTCGCGCCCGGTAAGAGTCGATCCCTTTCCGCTCAACGTCGTGCATGTCGAATCCCGTCAGGGTCTTGAGCACCGTCGAGTTTTGCATCGGAACGTCGTCCAGGTCATCGTAGATGTTGAACAGTTTCCCTTCCATGCCGGCAAGACAGAACCGGTCCTGCCCGATGCGCTGCAACATCACCCGCGATGTGTTCTCCTCGCCGAAACATCGCCGCAACAGTTCGAGGTATGATGATTTCGCTGCGTTCGTGTCCCCGTGAATGATGTAACTCTTCTTGTAGGGTTTTGGGGCCACCGTGGCCTGCAGGAGTGCCTGCGCCGGGATCTGGTAGAGTAGCTGGCGGGCGTCCTCATCCACCCACGACGCGATCACCGCATCGATCTCGTCCATCGGGGCCTCCGGATCGAACATCACCGGCAGCCGATAGGTGTAGAGGTTCTCCGGCCGGTGTGGTTCCAGGGTCCGCTCCCCGGTCGCATAGTCTACCATGACCACCCCGTTTGCTACCGGGATCCCTGGGCACCGGTTGAACGGATACTCGCGCCGAACGTTCTTCGCCGTCACGTAGGATAGCACCTCCCGCTTCGCCGTCGTAATCCTCCCACCGTATCCACACTGCTCCGCGATTTCCTGGGTCATCTGCTCGACGTCGGTATCGTTCGGGCGGTGGATGCCCATTTTCGGGTCGTAGACGTAGATCATCCCGCGATAGGTCACGGTGTGTAGCGTATCGGCGATGTAGTCGGCGATATCCGAGTAAATTAGGGAGNCCCCGCCGTTCTTCCCGATCGTGAAGAACCGGCTATAGTCAGTCGCGGACGATTGCGGCGCGACCGGCTCGGCCCTCGTCGGTGTCGCGGCGGCACTCACCGGCGCCTCTCTCTGCCGGTGCGCTTCCCGCACCCGTTCCAGGCGTGCCTCTTTCAATTTCTGCGTCGTACCCATACAACTTCAGTCTGTCGAGGATCTCGGGTATCCTGTCTTGCAGGCACCCGGGTCGGACGTCGGCACAATCAATCATACCTTCCGCGACCGCGAACGCCTCCAGAGGCCCTCCGCCCGTCTCATGACGGCGACAGTACCACTCCTGATCGTCTGCTGATATCGTCAGGTTCGAGCCCGTCTCGGAGCCGTGAACCGGGTGCTCGCCTTCAATCTCTCCGGTGCCGCGGGTGCGCGGATTTCTGGGCATCAGCCAATCCGATACCCGGAGATCAAGTTCTTCTGAGATCGTCTTGTTCCTCGCATCCCACCGCGGCCGCGGTGCAGGTAACTCTACCTCCGGTTCCGGGGGCGTGCACGGGTCGACGATCGTCTCCTTCAGTTTGGCCCACGGGATCTCCAGGAGCGGCGCATTGTTCACGATCTCATATCGACCACCGGATGGGTGTGTGCAGCCGGGCCCCACACAGAACGACGGATGCCCCGACCCGCGCAGATCGCCGAGGTCTTCCCCGGTCTCCGGGTCGCGGAGGATGAATTTCTCTGCAGGGGCATCAGGGCATCTGACGTAGAAGTGCGATCCCTGCCCCTCGGTACGCCCAGTCTTGACGACAAACGTATCGAGGAGGATATCCAGCACTCCAAGTTCAGCGAGACGCATCGTCTTGTCCGCGTCGAGGATGCAGACCCCTCCTGACGGCAGCACCCCATAGTTTCCACCAGCGGCGATATGGGCGAGGAGTCTGGGATCGTCATACGCATAATTCGCCGTCGTCTGCCAGCCTTTCTCGATCGCTGGCTTATCACGTGCCTTGACCAGGATAAACCGGCACCCGCGCATCTGCTCGGGGATCGGCGATAAACCATATGATGCTATATCGTCACCAACAGGGAGCTCGCTCCGTGGGATCATCTTCCCCCGGTAGTAGGTCATTGGCTCACGTGCACTCATCATATCACCCAGTGCGCTCCTTCGCGGGCTTTGAACCGATCCCACTCGTAGAGTGCTCCGGGGTCCGCGTCATCCCGGGAGACCGCGTGATACCGTCCAGGCGCGACCGTCTCCCAATCTTCGACCTTCGCCGTGACTGCCGCCAGCGTGCCTTCAGCGATGATTATCCCGCGGTCAATATCCAGGAGATAGGAGCGAGGGTCACTGCCCCGGACCCCGAATGAATCGAGGGTGTGGGGGGTCATGGTTGCGCGGCCTCCAGCTCTCCCGCATCCCGCAACAAGATCGCATACCGCAATAGGATGTCAGGCATAACTGTACCTTCCAGTGCCGTTTCCAGTCCTACATCGGAGATGTCATGAATTTCGTCAGCCAGAATTTTTGCTTGAATTATATCTCTAAACTTTGCGCGGATGACTGGATTTTCGAGCCGGTTCACATGACCCCCCCATCCACACGGCGCCACATTGAGTGCACCCATTGATCTCACTCACGGTAATCTCTCCTCTGTTGCGCCCGACTGGGGCACATCATCAAAATCCCGGCTAAACACCTGGATCGGCCCATACTGCTCCCTGCAGTAGGTCCTGAACGCTTCCGCGAGCCGGACGAGTTCGAGCCCGTCATCAAAGTTGTAATGCTGCTCTTTGAACCGTGCTTGCAGACGATTCTCCAGGTCCTGGCGCGCTTTAAGCCCTTGGGCTAGCGTGTCGTTACCAGCCTCTTCTGCTTCACGGATTTCGTGCTCCAGCAGGCGGCCGGACCCCCAGATCACCGCATCTACAAACCAGTCAAACTCGTGCAGCGTGCGGTGCATGAGAGGGAAGCAGCCCCTGAGCCGAGCACACTCTACAAGAATGTCGTTGAGCGTGTCGTCACGTCTCTCTGGTGTAAGGGGGTAGATCCGGGGGTCAAGGCAGGTATCCCCAAGCCCTCGGCTGAGGCAGATCTTGTTGGTGTCCGTGCACCGCCCGTCGCCATCGTAATGTTCGCAGAGGAGGGCGCGGCCTCCTGTTGTGGTTTTGAGAGGAGCCATATCACCACCACCCTCCGAGGGCCATGCGATCGAGTTCCCCGCGGGAGACCCTCCTACCCCCCAGACGTTATAGTGGTGATCTGGAACGTCGGGGAGAATCCCGGGACGTCCTGTCGGTCGCGACACCATTTCTCCTGTCCATCTATCCAGTTGACGGCTTGGCGGCAGATGCCACGGAGCATCAGTGGAGAGTCTGGTGCATGGCATTCAATATCAAACACTTCGGTGAAGTTTTTGGGGCTGGGCGTTCCGTTGAATCTCGGATCATAGGTGTAGTTGACCCGGATTGCATAGTAGTTCATACCACACCTCCCATAGCGCTCAGGCAGAGCAGATACAGGATCGCGAGCGTCTCCACCACGACCCCGGTCGAGGAACCCCGTGATGAACCAGAGGTACTTCATCGTACCCGCCCCCGCCAGACCTTTTCCCTGATTGGACAATTCGCCCCTGTCGGACACCGGGATACGTTCGCGTCACACGTATCCCGGTCGCTGATCTCGTAGTGGACCACGCGGTAGTGTGGGCACAACTGATGTACCTCGACCGACGGTATTGGGTGGCCGTCGTGTGCGGCGTAGATCTTCAACCCCCGTGCGACCGCGCGCTGGCGGTCGACGATTGCGTGCTGGTCACGGAGCCAGCCTGGGAGCATCAGCATCGCGTCGTAATCTGGGTCTAGCCGCTGGATCAACGCCTCCCCGGAGCGCCACGGCTCTGCCTCCGGCCACAGAGACGGACAGACGGGCAGCCAGCCGGCATCCGCGGCCTGGGCTCGGTAGAACTCCGCGACCCCGACAATCTCTTCCAACGAAATCTCACGATGCCCGGGGTAGGGGCCGGACATGTATAGTACTGGATTCATATCCAGCCCTTCTCAGCCTCGATTGCATTGATCACGCGATCGGTGAGCCGCCATCGGCGCGGGGTTTCGCGTCGGTCACGGCACGCAATGATCTTGTTCGCATTGAGATGGGCTAGGTTGCCCGGGGTGATTTTGTACCCATTATCCCGCAGATCTCGTATACGTCCATGACGCAGATCCATACCCCTGATATATCTGTGTGACAAGCTCTCCGCGCCTGCTGGTCAGCCTCAGTCTAATCCCAAACCGTCCTCCACTCACGCTATCGCCCCCTCGGGCCAGGCAAATGCCCGCTCGTATGCAAGGCAGCCCGGGGTGTCGAGGCACCCCAGTGGGCATTCGAACCCGACCACGCAGCCGTCCAGACCGCAGAAGTCGATCCAGAAAATCAGCCAGTGCCGTTCGCGATAATGCGACCGGCAGTCGCTACAGGTATTCATTCCCACGCCCCCAGCGATGCCTGGACGCTGTGCGCGTCGTCGAGTTGTCGCGCGCTGGTGATGACCTGCGAGATACAACACATTTCTCGCGCGCCAGACGCATGCAGCACTTCCTGCAGTTCCCACAGCGGGATAGAGTAGATATTTTCGTCTATAATCATTACCAGCGCGCGCCCCGATCTGGCGCGGCGGAGACAGATCCCTGTTTCTACGTCCAGATACCGGCGACCTATCCCACAATACCGCCGGGAGACCACTGCCTCCCGGCGTCGCTGCTGGATCAGGTCAGAGACCGCCTGTAGTGGCACGACATACGTATCGCTCGCGATCTCGAGGAGTAGGCCATCGGTCAGGAGATCGAGCCGTGCCTCACCGATGGGATGCAGCGGCATTAGANCCCCTCACCNNAGTCNNCTACGTCGTGCCTTGCGGAGTGCTGACCGCATTAGGGCCGGGATTTTCAGCACCCCCGCTCTCCGGAGCGCGTTGTGCACGGACGTCTCGTGGCACCCGAGGATCTCTGCGATCTCCCGGGGCGCCAACAACTCAACACAGTATTGTTCTTTCAGCCATTCTGAGTCATACAATTCCGGGAATCTGGGTCGTCGAGGACTCTGGCCGGGGGTCTGTGAGGGGGTCATCTGGATCCCTCCCGAACCTCCTCTATGGAGAGCGGGAGAGCATCCTGCTTGCTGACCCATACGCGGTCAGGGATACCCTTCAGGGCGACGAGCACCTGGTCGGCGCAGACGTTCCGGATTGTTCCCTCGCTACCTGCCAGGTCGTGCGGCCCGAGAAGCCGCACCTGCTGCCCGACGAGGCTACGGTGGGGGCGATCACATGTTGTATCGTCTATGGTGCCCCCGTCGGGAGCGCATACGTCAGCGTCTGCGAGTTCCCCGGCCGCACCGTCTACAACAGGAGCAGGTGGAGCCCCCAAACGGCGCGCCCGCCGGATCCTGGAGTGATATCGGCTCTTAATCGAGGCATCCGACCTGGGCGATTCTGGATACGCGGCCCGGTAGAGCGAGACGGCCTCGGTGGGCGTGCGGGCCTCGCGCATGACCTGTTCTTCTGTTGGGGTCCACCCACGTGCGCTTGGCCAGCCTCCATGCGTGGGTGGCGGGGCCTCGTAGGCCTCCCGCGTCCGTGCGACATCATGCATCGCATAGCAGGCGTCCTTGACGGGGCAGATGACCTCGTCGTCGAGGTGCGGACAATCTCCCGCAGGATGTCGACACGCGACCCCGAGTACTCGTACTGCCTCGGGGTCGTCGCCGGTGGCCTGGTCTAGGTGCACGCACGGGCCGTTCGTCTGCGGCCGGAGGAGCGTCTCTGCCCTGCTGCTACCGGCGAGGTACCGGAGGTACCTCGCCGCCTCATCACCGTCGAGAACGAGGATCATGCCCCAACCTCCAGGCACTTCTTACACAGTGTCATACCCCGGAGCAGCCGCGAGAGTTTTACCTGCTGTTCCGAGACTGCCTCGCCACACTTCTCGCAGAGAAGTGTTCGGTGTCCCGGTGCTGCAGCCGCCGGTTTGATGGCCTGAGCAACCGCCGCCTTCGCCTGCTCCGCGGAGGAGGGCACGTCTTGTGGTGGCGTCCCCGGGATGATCTTCCCCGGAGCCGCTGGGGCCTGAGGCTGTTTCGGTGGGACTGATCGCGGCAGTAGGGGGTCCGCTGTCCCGAAATGCTTTTTTCGGTAGGTGTCTATCGCCCCCCGGACCAGGGGGTCTATCCCCATTGCCGCGAGCTTCTCGTCGTGGATCCGGAGGACGTCCTCGGCACTCTGTCCCTCGTCGCCCTCAGTCCCAATGACGAGTAGGTCGTAAAAGTTGCCGGTAAAAATCCGAGATTCGACCGAGTGCCTCACGACGATCCCTCCGTTTCATCTGTGCCGTCCCTGCGAAGACGTGCTAACGACCACGACAGGCTCCCGGGGACAAGCGCCCCGGAAATCATCCGATCAGATCCAGGTCTCTCGCGGGTGTACTCCCATTGGTCCCTCTGTATCCAGTTGCCGCCCCGCAACATCTCGTTCTTATTCTGAACCTCGTGGTTGGTCATGCCCGCCCCTCCGGTCGCACATATTCGACGGAGACCCCGGTCTCCTTGACCTCGATCTCACAACAGTCGTCAAACGTGCCTTTCCCGACCGCCGCCTCGGCCTTGCCGATCGCGATAGTGCTGCACGCTACGAACGTTTCCGTGCCGAACCGAGCGAAGAACTTCTCTGGGAGAACGGTGCGGGTCTTGCGCGTCCGGACCTTGAGGATGAATGGCCCCTGTTTCGAGATCCCGGCCTCCCGGGCCTGATCGATGCAGGTCTTCCGCTCATGCTCACACTGGTCAATCCTGCGCTTGAGGTCGATGACATCGGGGCGCTTATCAAACTCCTGCTGCAGGACCCTGAGATCAGCGGCGTATTCTTCGCTCCTGATGCTGGCCATGAACGCCCGCTCCAGGAGGTTGTCAGTAGAAATCTGGATCCCCTGTTCTGTTGGAGGGCGTTTTGCGACCCCGCACTCAGCCGGATGCTCCATGCATCCACCCTCATCGCCAGGGCAGTCCTGGCACGGGTTCCAGGGCATTAGCACCGCCCCCGCGTGTAGCCCTCGCAGGTTGCTGGATCCATGTCTGGGCCGGGCACCCCGCGCGCGCAGCACGTGGAGGTCGCCCAGACCCCCACGCCTCCGCGCCACTCAATCGTCTGGCGGGAGATCCCGTGGGCACAGTCGCGGCATGACGCGCAGCGCGGCGCTGTCCTGCCGTGCAGGAGGTCGTCGTTCGCCGGCGCGTTGGCTCGCGTGCGAGCAATTATATTCTCTGCGGTCAATACATCTGTGGTGGCCCGTGGTTCCCTGTACGTGGTTGTGTTGGGACACACAGGGCTGCCATTCATAAATTCGCTGTTTTGCATCCATTCTCACCGTTTTTCACGAT